GCTATTAAGGATTGTTCAGTTTCGGAGATGGAAGAATTCTTGCGGAATATATCCACTGATAAGTATATTATGATTAACGGTAATATGTATATGGTCAATAAGGACTTGCGTGACGAATTGGAATATCTGGTAAGAAAAGCAATAGGTATAGTACAGAGTATTGAAGAGTCAGCGAATACGGAACAATGAACATTTTGTCTATGAGAGCGTAGATGAGTTCAGGGAACACTATCCAGAGGAGAGTATAAAAGATGACTGGAAGAACGCAAAAGAGGGCGAGTGGGTACATACTGATGATGGAAGTATTATCCAAATTTTACGAAGAAGAGGACTTAGCCACCCTAGAGATAGCAGAAATTATAAGCTCCATAAAGCCTACGTCAGGACAATCGTTGGGACTTTCTTATGCTCCGATGGGACGTATATGGATAGCGACTTTGCACTCCATCCGAACAGATACACCTTTAGCAGTAAATCTATTCCCCCCAATCAAAGGGTAAAGGAACGAAAGACACTTACAAACAATGAAGTTGAGTTCGTCAGTCATCTCATATCAGGGAAATCTGCTACTGAGAGTTATGTTAAATCATTTGGTATAAGTAGGAACCCAAAGAAGAAAGCAACCGTATTATTGAAGCAGGATAGGATAATCAAGGAAGTGGAGAAATCAGTACTCGATGTTGCCAAGACAGAGGGTATAGACCATAGTTTCATTTTGAGAAGACTGAAGAACCTTGCGGAGTACGGCACCGATGAGATGGTTCAGTTGAGGGCATTGACAGAATTAGGTAAAGCTGTTGGAACTTTGAATCAAGGTTCTATAAAACGTCAAGAGGTAGGGATAATAGGAATGTTCGAAGGATTCGATAAGAAACAAATTGATATTGCAAAACGTCCTGAGTCATTGAGTAAATAATCTGATGCCGGGACGTGGAGAGAACTTCACGAAGGACAACGACAGTAACATAATAGGTTGTCCTTTTTGCGGTTCGAGGTCAATGCGGAGAGATGGCTGGAATTATTACAAGGACAGCAAAC